CAAGTTTTATTGCATGATGAATTAACTACCGAACAAAGAATGCAACTTGAGAAAAAGTTAAATGATTTGAAGATTCAAGGTATGGCTGATGAAAAAGCAGCAAGACAAGAACAGATAGATGGAGTTTCTGAATTAGGAAATCAACTTATAAACTTAGCAGGTGAGGATAAAAAAATGCAAGGTATTAGAAAGGCAGGTATTGCACTTTCTTCTGCTGCTGCAATAGCAAATAACATTCAAGCATTATCAGAGGTAACACTTGGGGTTACATCACAAGCAAAACAACCTTTTCCTCTAAATATAATAGGAATGGTTACTACTTTAAGTACAGTTGTATCTTTAATTGCTAATATTAAAGCAATGAAAGATGCTTTTGGAGATGGAGGGATTGTAGAAACTTTTGCAAATGGTGGTATGGTACATGGTAAATCACACGCACAAGGTGGTGAGAAGTTTGCAGTAGGTGGTAGAGTAGTTGAATTAGAAGGTGGTGAGGCTGTTATTAATAAAAGAAGTACAGCAATGTTTGGTAGACAATTATCAGCAATGAACGCTGCAGGAGGTGGTGTTAAGTTTGCAGATGGTGGATTACTTAATCAACCTTCATTTAGCCAACAACAATTCAATGCAATAGGTCAGAGTCAAATGATGGGTGCTATGGGAAGTTCTGGCAAAGTGGTAGTAGTTGAGGCAGATATTACTGATAGTCAAAACTCCGTAAGTGTAATACAATCTGAGGCAACAATTTAATAATCAAAGAAATAAACAAATGTTTGTTGATAAAAAGACTAAGTTAGAGAGATTAGATATATGTAAAAGTTGTAGTTTTTACCGAAACTTTATGTTACTAAAGAAACCAAAAATAGCAAGAGGTGCAAGGTGTGCTGAATGTAAGTGTTTCCTAGATGCGAAAACATCATTAACAAAAGAGTTTTTTGGTAAATGTCCTAAAAATAAATGGTAAAACTTTACAAATGAATTTTAAAGAAATCGCTGAAAATTACAGTAAGCACAAAAGAAAGATGATGACAGATGCTGCTATCACTAACAAAAAGTACATAGGAAATTTCACTACTTATCACTCTGAATCACTTAATATAATGTTTGCAGAATGGCACTTATTATTTCCTCAAAACAAACAAGATATTAAATGCACTTCTTGTAGAGCAGCAGTTTGTAAGTTTTGGGAAACTATGGTGGATGAGTGGATTGAAGCCGAGCAAACACCTAAAAAGAAAAATGCCTCAAAAAAAAGAAAGACAAAATAAGGTAGATGTAGTTAAAGACTTCATTGATATTTGTGGAGTTGAATTAGAAAAGCGATTTGGTCAATCACCAACTTGCAAGGATATGATACTACATCTTGTTGAGAAAGGTATAATAGAACCAAAAAGAGTAAGAAACTATATGATTATTGCTGACTTTGATAGAATGTTAGTGAGTAACAAAGGTAGTAGAACTTACACTTGGATGGACTTATCTATTAAATATAAGATAAGTGAAAGTCAAGCACAGAACATAGTTTACAAGGAAAGAAAGAAAGCAATTCCATCTAATAATATAACATACTAAAAGTTTTGTAAGAAAATTAGGTAAAATTAATTTCTTTTAATTATATTTTTGCAACTATGAACGAAAAATGGTATAACATTCAAAACAAGGCAGATAAAACTGCTGACATTTATATCTTTGATGAAATAGGAACTTATGGTGTAACTGCACAAGAGTTCATTACTGACATTAAAGGATTAAAAGATATGCCTATCAATTTACGCATTAACAGTTTAGGTGGAGATGTATTTGATGGTATGGCAATGTATAATGTAATCAAAAGGAGAGAGGCTAAGACTACAGTTTATATTGAGGGGATAGCAGCAAGTATTGCTACTATTATTGCTCTTGGTGCAGATGAGGTTGTAATGGCAGAAAACTCTTTATTTATGATACATAACGCTTGGGGTGGAACAATGGGTGAGTCAAAAGATATGAGAAAGTCTGCAGATACTCTTGATAAAATCACAAACGAACTTACGGACATTTATAGAAAAAAGACAGGATTATCTTATGATGTTCTTGCTGAGATGATGGATGAAGAAACTTGGTTAAATGCTGATGAAGCATACGAATTAGGTTTTATAGATACTATCTCTGATTCTATTAAAGTGGCTGCAAAGTATGATGTTTCTAAATTTAAGAACATCACACAAGAAGAAATACAGAATAAATTAAGTATTAATATAAATAACAAAAAAATGACTAACGAGTTAAAAGAATGGTTTAACAACAAAGTTGAGGAGATTGTTACTGCTGTAAAAGGTGATGTAAAAGTTTCTGAAGATGTTGCTGAACAAACTATGATAACTGTTAATTTAGGGGATAATGATGAAATCATGAATAAGATTTCTGAGTTTGAAACTGGTAACATTGAATTATCAAACAAAATTTCTTTGTTAGAAGAAGAATTAGTTGCTTCAAAAGGAACTAACGAAACTTTAACACTAGAAGTTGAAGCGTTAAACGCTAAAATCAACAAAGCAGATGCTAAAGGTACAGAAATTGAAACTGAAAGCGACCCTGTAGTAGTTGAAAACAAAAAAGAAGATGCTAATACAGGTTTTTACAATGCAATGGCATCAAGAGTAAGAAATAAATTTAATAACTAAAAAATAAAAAAAAATGGCAAATGTAGCAAATAATAGTATCGCAGCAACTTACGGAGGTGCGCAACTAAATGAACTTTTTTATGAGCCAGTATTTAGAAGTGAAGATATTATGCGTAACTATAGAGTTATTCCTAATGTTAAACATAAAATGAATGTTTACACTTCTGCTGCTCTAACAAAAATAGTACAACCATATACTGGATGTTCAGCAACTAGTGGTTCAACACAATTTAACATTGATGATAAAGTAATTACTGCAGGTAGATGTAGAGTTGCTTTAGAGCAATGTACTGATGAGTTCTTTGGAACTTATATTGAAGAAATGTACCGTTCTGGTGTAGATGTAATGAATGTTGAGGGAACTCAATTATCAGATGCAATCGTAAACAGAGCAGTAACAGGTATCGCACAAGATGTAGTAAGATTAGCATGGGGTGGTGATGGCGCAACTGCAAACTATACTGCTCTTGATGGGTGGATGAAATTAATGGGTGCAGATGCAACTGTATTAGCAGCAAGAACTGATTATAGTGCAGTAGCACCTACAACACCTACAGCAGCAGAATCGCTTGGTCTTTTAAGAAAAATGTATGATGATGCTCCTGCAGCATTACAACAAGTTCCTGCAAAAGATAAGAAAATATTTGTATCTCCTAAGACTTACAATGCTTACTTATCAAACTTAGAAGGTACTTCTGCAGATTTAGCAATTACTAACCAACAAGATGGTGTATTAACTGTTAAATTTAGAGGTGTTGAATTAGTACCTATGTATGAGTGGGATACTATCTTAGCAGATACTGACCCTGCAATGTTCTTAAGAGGAGGTGTTAATGGAACAGAAGGTGCTTGTTACTGCGCAGTAGAGAACTTAATCATTGGTTCTGATGTAACTGACCCAGAAGGTTCTTTCAAAGTATTTTATGATGACTTAGAAGAAAAAATGTTCTTCAGAGGATACTTCAAGTTAGGAGTACAATTCTTGTACCCTTCACTTGTTCAATGGGGAATCTTTTACTAAACAATAGTGTAATATTAGAGGGGAGGCTAGTCCTCCTCTCTTAATTACTTTTAATAACTAATAAAATAATAACAAAATGGCAATAGATACAGGTTTAGGTGTAACGTGTGCTGACTTACAAACTACAGGAGGAATAAAACAAATTCTTTTAAGGTCATGGGTAACAGCAGATGTAGTTACTTATGGTGCAGGTACAGCACACACTATTACTAATATACAATCAGGTGGTGATGCTAACTGGTTTGTTTATGAGTTTAAAAACGAAGTACCATCTTTAACAATAGCAGCAACAAAAGAAAATGGTTCAACTGCATTTGAGTGCAGTCTTTCTTTTATGATTCCTAATTTAGCAGCAACAAGAATGGAAGAATTGAAAAATTTAGAAAGCACTTGTATGATGGGATTGGTACTTGACACTAATGATAAATGGTGGGCAGTAGGTGTTAGTTCAAAATACGCAAATGAGGATGTTCAGGCGAAAAGTCAAACATTTTTGAATTTAGTAGGATTTGAAGGTGGTACAGGGGCTGCTTATTCGGATGAAAGTGGTATGACTGTTAATTTAATGGCAAGACAATTTGAATTGCCAAGAGAATATGCAGGTACTGTTACTGTTAATACTTCAGCATTAACTGCAACAACAGGAGCATAATAATTAAAGATATAGAAATAGGTTGAACTTTGTTCGTAAAAAGTTTAACAACATTTCCCTATTAATATCTTTTTTATAATATGTGTGATTGTAATGCGAAAAATATTGTAGATTTATCACACTTAAAAATATATACAGTTATGGCAGAATATAAAGCAAAATTATCGGCAGGAACAACTTATAAGGGTGATTTTAAGATTAAGTGGGCTGTAGCAACTCAAGAGGAGTTAGCGTATGCTTATGAAGATTTAGGGATGACTACATTAGTAGAAAAATTATCAACTACAAAAACAAAAGATGAGCCAAAGAAAGCAACCAAAAAGAAAAAGTCAGGTAAAGAATCTTCAGAATCAAAAGAGTAATACTTTTGAATTTGGAGTTTTTAATTTAGCAATTCCTGAACATATTGAAGAACCTTTAGATTTAGCAAAAGTAAGAACTAAGTTTATTCCTTTTGGTACTAACAATCTATTCCCTCAGTATTTAGCAGAATTAAAGCGTAAATCTTCTACTCATAGAAGTGTACTAGCACAAAAGACTATTTTTACAAGTGGTGCTAAGTTTGTTACGAATAATGAAGATGTTAAAGAATACATCAAGGATGTAAATGCTGATGGAGAATCGTTAAGAGAGGTTTTTAAGAAATTAGCAGATGATTACTATTCATTTGGAAATGCCTATTTAGAGGGCATATTATATGATGGTGGACTAAATCTATATCACATAGATGCAACTACTGTTAGAATGTCTAAAAGCAAGAAAGAAGTATATGTACACCCTGATTGGGCTAAGTACAATACTATGAAAGATAAATTATCTATTATTCCTATTTACCCTAAAGTGAAAGGAAGTAGATTTGTCCTTCAATTTAAAGATTACGAGCCTACATTCCAATTCTATGGTTTACCAGATTACATTGCTGCATTAGAGCATATTGCAGTTGATTATGAAATTGGTAAATGGAATCACACTAAATTCAAGAATGGGTTTCAACCTTCAGCAATAGTTGAGATTAATGGAGATATGGGTGAAGAAGAAGCAAAGAAATTAGTAAGAGAGGCACAAAAGAAGTTTGTTGGAGATGGAAACAATGGTAAGATTATGTTCATTGTTAAGAATGGAGATACTTCAAGTGCTAATGTTCAAATTATCAAAGATGACCAAGAGGGTAGTTGGATAGACTTACAAAGAATAACTGACCAGAACATTGTAACTGCTCATAGATGGCAACCATCATTAAGTGGTTTAGTTAGTTCAGGTAAAATGAATAATACAGGTAGTGAGATTAGAATTGCTTATGACTTAGCAATGACTACTGTAATTAAAGATACTTCTGATTTGTTATTAAATGGAATTAGAGGTATTTTATTTAAAGAGTTAGGTTTCTTACCTGAAGAATTAGTAATTCACTATGAGCCACCAATTAGTTTTGCAACTCAAATTGACCCTAAACAAGTTCTTACTATTAACGAACAAAGAAGAATGTTAGATGAGGATTTACCAATGTTAGAGGAGGGCAATATGTTCTTAACTGATAGAGAGCAAATTATCGTAAGTAGAGATGATGATGGTGATGGTAAGGGTGATGATGAGGTGGGTGATATGCAAGTAACTGAAATTGAAAAAGAAT